CGATAGACAAAAATGATGAAAACTATATGGGGGAGGCACAATCAGATCAGTTCAATCTGATTGTGCGTATCCTCATTGATGCAGTCCGAAATGGTACCTCCTTGCAAGAGGAGATATCATGGGACTATAATTATGTTTCCCTTTGGAGTCCCTCGTTGAAGGACTCCAGAGGAAGACGTGTGAATATTTGGAAGTGCTCGCCGGAAACCTATAGGGGTGTCCTGCGGGAACTTACATACTGGTACAGACGACTACCCCTCTCAGGCCGCTCCCGGATCCGGAAGCTAAGTGAGAGTGGTAGAGGTCGACGATTCGTTAAGGATATCTTAGACACCTGCGACGGTGTCTTGACGTCCTTGATATTTTCTTTCCCCGAGTTGTTCCTTCACGAAGGTTATCGCCTTAGTGATCGGATAACGAACTCTATAATAATGAATTGTCTCCACGGCTACTCGAGTTTCCAAAAGAAACTCAAGTTGCTGCGGAAAACCGTTAAGCATGCAATGCTCAACAAGGTCGGGATCGACCTTGAAAGAGACTTCTTGCGAAATATGTCGTACTTTGCACTTCCCGTGCGGATCTTTAACCAGATGCGCGACAGGTCGTCCAAAGAGAAAATGTTCAGGACGGCGGTATTCTGCCAAACCCGGGCGACCGGGTTGGCAGGACTGCGCCAAATTGAAGAGTCGGTTCAATCCTTCTTGGAAACGGTAACGGTTCCAAGAACTTTTGATCCAGACGATCTACTAGTGTGGTGCATGGATCAGGTCACCAGCCAGCTGGCTGGCGAACTGAACTATGGACCCAACCATGAATTCAAGACCTCTATGTCGACCGCGGCTTGCCGCGAGTCGACCCGGAGGAATGAAGGAAAATTTGGTTACCTGAAGACGATCCTCCGCGACGCGGAGATCGTGGTCCCTCCCTTACGGGACGGGATCCCAGGTACAATTGGCAACTTCGTGTGGCGCGAGGCGATCGAAAAGATCAACTCGGGCGACAAAGACGTAATGAAAGTGAATGTCGCCGCAATCCGCGAGAACGGGAAAGCGAGGATAGTCACGTCAGGAAGTTTTTGGAAGGATGCGGCTCTACAACCGTTTAGCCACATCAGTCTTAACGTAATAAAGACCTTACCTCATCTGAGATCCGGACTCAAGGCGGGACGCCTTGGTTGGCGGTTCATAGAAAAGATAAGGCACTCTTTCAGAGATAACGTGGACAATAACATGGGTTGGATCTTCGACGGAGGTCCAACCTATGCGTATTCCACTGACTGGGAACGAGCGACTGACATACCCACGCCAGAGATGGCGTGGGCTCTGACAGGTCAGCTCCTACATAAAATGGGCTTCGATCCCGACCTACTCTCCTCAATAAGAGAGTACTGGTTAGGACCGAAGGAGTTATACATATCTGGAAAGTTTGTTGGAACCCTTGTTAACGGGGTTCCAATGGGCGATCCACTTACGAAAACCAACCTTTCCCTTGCACACCCGGTGTGCGACCTCTACGCGAGGATCGCCTCGTCCGCGAAAGCGTACGAGGAAGGGAATGGTGATGACGTTTTTGGCATAACAGACAACAAAGAGTACGCCGTACACTTTGCTGCATGTTCCGCCATGCTAGGATATGAGGAATCCCCACTCGACAGTGCTTTAACTGAAGACTGGGGAACCTACTGCGAAGAGTGGTTTCACATCCCCGTCTCACGTGCGAACACGTGTCGAACGGGGATGAAATCAAAAGAGCAGCTACTGATACCGTATCTGGACGTACCGAAGATACGTGTACTCATAGCGACTGAAAAGGACAGGCCGAATTTCTCATCGGATCCAAGGGGGAAGGTAACCCTCCTTGGACACGACCAGGAATACGCCGACAAAATGAATGGGCCGAGCAGAACTATCTTTGGGATAGCGTCTGCCTTCCAGGACGTGAGCTTGTCTACAATCTCACGCCCGGAGCCCC